CTGATGTCAGAACTTTGCGTGGTGGACAAGAGTACTTATTCAGAGTTGACGTTATCTTCTAATGACTTTAGTAAACGTAAGAGCAGCATTTGAAACAGCAATCAAAAACGCAGTAACCACTGCTGACAACACAGTGACAGTAGTTTTTGATAATATGCCCTTTACAACTCCAGGTAAAAACAAAAAGTATGTAATGGTGAATCTTGATTTTGAGCAATCAACGACTCAACCGCAAGGTGCAGCGATTGATTATTATGCTGGTTCAATACGATGTGCAATTATGACACCATCAAACAAAGGAAGTGCTGTAGCTGCTGCTATAGCAGAGTCAGTAATAGATGGTATGACTTCAGTAAATGCAACAAATTATACTGATACTTTTTCTGTTTCACCAAGAGTAAGCGAAATAGCTGGACCGTCATCAGTTGTCAGCGAAGATCAAAGCCACTTTATGAGTGTCGTAAATTGTAGTTTTACAGCAAATGCGTAGAGTAAAGGATCTAAAACATTTACCTGGTGACTTAGCAGTATTGCTTGTAAAGGCAAAAGCTGAAGCAGCAGCAAAAATACACACATCTTTACAGGATAGAAGCCCGTGGTTTACAGGAACATTTAACACTTCATGGCAAATAAAGGGTGCACCAATAACGGCAAGTAAGCCTAGACGGGGAAATGTAGACGATAAGAGTTTTTTTAGGAAAAGAAGGGCAAGACGTATGCCTACAAAGAGTCCTATAGTCCTAACTTCATTATCTAAATCTCTTTACATCGGTAATGAGGCTGAGTATGCAGGGTTTGTAATTAACAGGATGGAAAGTCCTTATGAACCAGGGCAAATGTATGAGGATTTATTTAAGAGAAAGGCAAGAACAACACCTAAACCTAATGTGCCTAACTGGTATCAAGTTTATCTATTAAATGATTTTCTTACGGCAGATATAGATAAAGGTTTTAAATTGGTGGGATTCAAGACAAAACGTACTTATGGTAAATTTGGTGCTTTAAATTAAAGTTTGATATATACTACAAGAATAGATTTAATTTTTTATGTCACCAGAAAGAGCAATC